GGATCGCACACCTTGACTGTGGGCGTGTCTGTTTCCGTGTTCCAGCTGGTCTTAAAGATCCCTCTCTTGCAGAGGACTGCGTCGATAAGGGCTGTGGCTGCTCGGCGCCGCATCCGGTTTTCTCGGAACACGTATTCCAACAAACCCGTCGCGGAGGGCGCCGCTTCAGAGCTCCTCTGGTTCTGCGGCATCGCAGCTACTTGCGGATTAGGCCCCAGAAGTGCGGACACGGCGGTGTCTGCGATTGCGTAGATGAGGTTCTTAGAGCACAGGTGGAGGTTGTTATTCCTCTCAATCTCTCCGGAGGTATTAGTCCAGAAGTCCCCTCGATAATACCGACGGGCTTTATCAAAAGACTTCTTCTCGTTCTGTTCGTAGAACTGCTTATGGCGATCGATGAGAGTTGAGAGCTTAGGCATTTGCTCGAAGATCCTCCTACATCCACTCACGAGGTGGCGGTTTGAATAGGCTGGTAGCCTTTTCTGTGGCCCGCCCCTTATGACGGTCTAAATCTCTAACAGTGAGCTGTCCAGGGACACGCTCTTCTGGCTCGGCCTCGATATTAGCCCGTGTAAAGAATCTTCGCGATAAGACGTCTGCCGCCATTACGGCTGTTCGGGCACGGTCGAAGTGATGTGTTGTGCCGTCAAGGCCCTTCACGCGCTTCTTTGTGCTACCGTCATAATTAACCAGCTGGTGCAACATGCCGCGGCTTCTAATGTCAATCTCTTCTTGTCGGATCATTTGCACTAATCGCGCTTCCGCTTCTTGAATGCGCTTAGACGTCGCGTACCAGCCGGGGTGATTGCGGTCTGTCCACATCAGGTTCTGGCACCCTTTGTCTTTAAGGACAGCGATACACGCAGTGGCATTAGACTCAACGCAGAGCAAGGCGCTGTTGTAGTGCCTCTGTATGCTCATGAGCCTGTGTGCAAATCTTCCGGGATCTTCTCTATCTTCCCAGAAGGCGACCTCTTTACGCTCCAGCGCATCCCATACGGTCAGCGCGCTTTTGTCTCCAGACCCTCCGAAGCCCGCGGGGTCGGCAGTAATCAAGTACTTTACTCCGGGCTTAGGCATCTCCAGAACGGAGCAGCCGAGAGGTCCGGTCACTGGGTCTGGCACAGCACGAGCCAGGAGGGGCTTTAGAACCTCTATCGGCATGACAGGAGCGAGAGATCCCAGCCACCCGTCATAAGGGTCAGACGGATACTTGGCGCAGAATAGACGAGTATCTCCGACGAACTCCGTGTTTAGAGCACTGCGCCTAAAGGCCATATTGCCCAGGTCCATGCCCTCGTGTCGCTCCATATAAGCCTGCTCTTCGAGCGTGAGCTTCATGTCGGGGTCTTCGATTCTACAACTGTCGTCGTCCCACCAGTCTAAGAACAAGGGGTTGAAGCGGCTCTTGCCCTCCAGCGCTGACTGCCACATCTGCTCGTGGTGAGACCCGGCGCGTCCTGGCGTCGACTCTAATATGACACGGGCATTGGGTCGCTTATTGACCGTCGGGAAGATATTGATGGCTGCCTTACGCTGCCACTGTGCTTCACCAAACTCGGTGATGACCAGTCGATCGATCGAACGACCGATAGCAGGAGAACGACCGCCCGCGGTTAGAACCTTGATTCCGCCGCCGTGGCAGAAGTGCATCTGCGTCGTTCCTGCCTTTCGCCCCTTGGCCATAGGCGTTCTGACAGAGTCGGGTAAGCGGTTGTAGGCAAAGAGGATTCTCTCAAAGATGTCCTCAGCGGTGTCTTGGCGCTCTGCAATAAGGAGACCCTTGACTCCTTCTAAGTACATGCAGTCGCGCAACAGGAGCATCACAGAAATCGTGGTGACCTTTGCCTGACGAAACTTGTTTACTAAAGTCCAGCGATTGTTGTGGTAGGCGTCTAACAGCTTGCGTTGAGTTTTAGTCGGGGTCATATACCCGATAGACTCGTTCTCTCGCACGATCTGACACATGGACACAAAAGCGTCGGTCGTAGCAAACATGGCCTGGACCTTACGCATGTCCAGTTCTGGCACGTCGGCGATAGTAGAGCCTTTTGGAAGCGCTCTCAGATGCTTAGTCACAGTCTTCCTCCGCGATCATGTTATCATGCTGTTGTTTCTTTTGCGAGGCGCTCAGAAATGATTGGAACTGACGTGCGGGCGACCACACTGCCTTCTGCAAAACAACAAAAGAACCAGCTAAAACAAGCGCTCGGTAAAAAAAATAAGAAGATCAGGGCCGTGTCTAATGACCCTAAAGACATCGCAGCTGGTAAAAAAATCACGGTGTAGTGTTGCATCGTTTATTTAAACGGTGTAGTTTTTACGAAGCACCTACTATTGCTGTCGGGTAGCTCTTCGGAGTCCGAGCTAAGGCGAGACGAGGCAGGCTAAGACAAGTGGAATTTTTTCCCGACCCCCCTTCTTCGGGGCGTTGCCACTCGTATGAGCTCGCTATCGTCCCCCCAATAAACAAGGTGCATTTATATGTCCATCTCTACCGAAGTATTGAATACTACGTTTGCGGACCTTCGCGGTCCTCTCGTAAATTCTTTCGTTCGGAGCAACGAGCTGTACGAAGCACTCAACTCCAAGGCTCGGATGCCCATGGAAGGCGGCTCTTATATTGAGCGTACCTTCACTGGTTCTGCCCCTGCTCGTGGTGTTGGTGTCTACGTCGGTGACGAGCTCCTTAATATGACTCGCCGTCAGAACATCAAGAAGTTCCAGGTTGAGCCCCACCGTCTGGTGGTTGCTATCAACATTCCTAAGAAGGAACTTCAGATGAACAGCGGCAAGCTTGCCGTCATCCGTCTCATCGAGGAGTATCCTCAGTCGGTGATGGAAGGCGCTAAGGCTGACCTGAACGCTTACCTGCTCACTGGTGTGAGTCGCGGTATCGTGTTCCAGACTGCTGAGCTTAAGGGTCTTCTGACTCTTAGTGGCGATGTGTCTGACGGAATCGGAACCGGTGTGACCAACGGTCTTATCGACTTCGTTTCTCCTGCTGATCAAGCAACTGCTGCTCAGGAAGTCCAGGGCGTGGCCAAGGCTACGAGCTACTTCCACTACAACAACTTCGATGATATTGCTTCGTCTTTCGCGTCGACTGGTATCACTACGCTGCGTAAGATGTATCGTACCTGTGCTCACTATGCTGGTTCTGGAAAGGGACCTGACTTGGTGATCATGGACGATGACACTTACACCAACTTTGAGAAGGATCGTCGCGATCTGGTTCGCATCAAGGTTGTTGAGGACAAGACTGAGAAGAGCAACACGCTTGAGCTCGGAATCGGTGTGGCCAAGTGCTACTCTTCGATCGATCTCGACGTGACTAACTTCGCTTCTGGAAGTAACGCCCTTGGTGGTTGTGCTTATTTCCTCAACACTGACTACCTTGAGATGCCGATGTCGGAAGCTCCGAACATTGGTGAGTTCAAGGAGCGTGTTGGCGATCAGGACGTCGTTACAGCTCTCTTCTCCATGCAAGCTAACCTTATCTGCACCAAGCTCGTCGCCCAAGGCGCCGTAACTGGTGGAGTTACCCCTTAGGAGGTTATTATGGGAACTGTAAAGACTGATTCTTTTAGCACGACCTACTCTTCGGAGCAGTACCCTCTGGGTAGTCTCCGCACTCAACCCGCTGATGAAGTTACGGCTGCAGATGCGTCTCTTAAGGGAGATCGTGTCTGGATGTTTGTGCAAGCAGACGGCACGGGCGTTGCTGTCAACGACCTGCTTCAACGAAGCGCAACTTCTTCCTCTTTCGTGGCGGCAACTTCCGCCGCGTCAGCGGATAAGGAGTTGATTAACCTTCTTGGGGTGGCTGATCATGCGATCGCGGCTGACCAGTATGGTTGGATCGTCGTTAAGGGGGAGTGTGTTGTTAAGACTGCGGGTGTCTCTGCAGGCAACAACCTGACCTCTATTGCGACAGCCGCTACCGCTGGTCCCGCCACAGGCGGTGCTACTGACTCGTTTGCAGTCTTCGGTCGAGCAATCACTGCTACTGGTAGCGGTGTGAGTGACGCATACGTTGACTTCCGCTAAGCGGTCGTAGCATGATACATTAGGGTCGGGGCTCAAAAGGCCCCGGCCCTTTCTTTTGGAGAGACTATGGACGTATCTCTTGGTGCTCTTCGCGAGCGTCTTTTGGAAATGCGAGCGTGGGATAGCTCTGGATCTACGTTCGATAAGCGTGTCCGTTCTGCCCTTAATTCTGCTTTAGACCGTTTAGCAGGAGACGTTCCCGAGGCATTAGTGCCCGATGAGGAGCACGTCGTCCTGCGTGCCGAGACAGCAAGCGCACCCCACAATCTCGCGATCAATTACCATACAGATAATCGGATCCTTAGGATTACGGATACCGCCGGCGTCAATCTCGGCAACGCCTCCGTAAACGCAACAGCGGCTACCTGGTACAGCAGCACGTTCAAGTCCGATGGGACTTGGGACGGCATCATGCACTTGGAGGTAAAAGACACCGCGGGCACTTGGCACCGCAGGCAGTCCCGAGAGTGGTGGGTAGACGGAGAAGTTGTCTACGTCTCTATCGACAGGCCTTGGCCTAATACGAACACATTGATGACGTTTCGCATCTACCAGCCCGAGTTCTTTATGCGGGATGATGTAATGCAGGTCTTAGAGCCTGCTCGCATCTGGGACGATACCCGGCAGCAGGTCTGGGCTATCGATACAGCAGGCGCTTATCGTCAGGACATGGTCGACTTTCAGGGAGGGAGCACTGGTCGTCCTTTTCGCTTTTATCGAAGCAGGCATCACCAGCTTCCTCCTCCCAGGGAGCCGGCGGTCATTAAGTTTACGGGTAAGGAGACCCACTGGGTGGGCCCCTGGCAGCAGGGCAAGTTCCAGTTTGTATATACCTACGTCTGGGGCAAGCGCGAAGACGAGTGGCAGCAGTCCCCTATGGGTATCAATGATCCTGTGTGGGAGAGCGCACCATCTCCCCTGAGCAACGAGGTGAACCACAACGCTCCTGGGGCTGGTGGTAAGAAGATTCAGATCCAGATGAGCAACATAGACCAGATGACGAACTTCGGCGTAGTAGGAACCTCGCGAAGGTATCGGTCTGGATATCGGCTGAGGATCTACGTCGCTCGCACGGGCGTTCGGGCTTTCGGCGGCACGGCTGGCGCCTACAACAACGTGGAGAAGTCGGGTGTCTATTATCTACTGACGGAAATAGACCCGTCGGCGGCAACCGTCGATGGCGTGTTTGTCTGGGACGGTAGCGTCATTCCTGACTACTACAGGCCGCTAAAGCACTCTACGGGGTACTTTGCTTATAAGCCCTTTCCTCAGCAAGATGCTCGATATGAGCTGGACTTTCGGGTGCTTCGGCTCCCTAAGAAGTTCGTTGACGATCAAGACACTGCGCCGATTCAGAGAGATGCGGTATCGGCTCTCGTTGAGCTCTCTCTGTACTACCTGTGTCTTCAGGACGGAGTAGACCAGTCGGGGGCCGCAGTCCATCTAAACAGATACCAAGAGCTGGCTAAGCGATATCGACTGCGCTATGCCAATCCGGGTCGGATTGTTGAAGCTGTTCCCTTCGACGGGACTATTGCAAGACATCGTTACGGGACATTTAGCTCTTCAACGGATTGATCTGTTATGCTATGTCCGCGCACTACTGCGCGTCTACGAGGAAGACATGTTAACTAAGATACCACGCCCCCAGTTGGGCGATAAGATGTTTCGAAACACCTTGATCGGGCTACGTGAAGAGGCCCTGGTTGTAAGCGTTACGAGCCATAAGAGCGGCGGAAGTTGGACTGCCGTGATGATGACTAAGAACGGTGTTGAGTTTATTGGCGCTGATCGAGAGTACAGAGGTCAGTTCGACTGGGCTCCTATCTCTTGGGAATACGACGAGAGCCGTAACCAGTGGGTTGTCCCAGAGGAAGACCAGCTTGCTTCCGAGGCTAAAGCAGTTGGCGAGAAGACTTGGGATATCCCTGAGCCCTTGCCTGGAGAGAAGTACATGAGCTGGCGTTCTCGGGTATATCGAGAGGTGCCCGACTTGAAGAGGGAGGACAACGCTACCGAGCTTCTGTCCGCTGCTTGGAAGAACGAAACAGAGCAAGAAGCGCTCTCTGCAAAGTAGGCTTTTATGGCAGGTCCCGCGAGCACAAGGAAGGTAGAGTTCGTCGTACCTCCTGGCGAGGCCCAGGTTCTGTATTCTCCGGGCAACTTAGCTCAGAAGATCCAGAACCTGGAGCTTACCCCGGAGGGGACTCTCCGCTCTGTCGTGGGTCCTGCTGTCTACGAACCGGGCAGAGTGCCCGCTCGTCAGCAGCATGAGGGAACTACTCTCTCGTCTTATTCTGCGTTCAAGTTTGAGGAGATGCACGGTGTGTTTCATGCCGGTCTGCTCGGAGGCATTGCGGACACTCTGTTAGTTCGGTCCGGCTCCACGCTGTATCGACATGCCGGCTGGAAGCGGGGCTGGGAGAGCATCTACACGGGACTCTCGAACGAGCACAGACCCTTGTACCCGGATCAGTTCGTAGTCTTGGGTAACTTGATCGTGTATACGAACGGCATCGACAGAGCTCTTGTAATCAACCACGACGGGCTGGTTACTCCCTTGGGGTTCTCGTCTTTGCCCCCGACTCCGATGGCAGAGGGTCCTACGAGCACTCCTCCGGACCAGCGGACTACTGTTGATCAGAACTCGATCGGATATAGCTGGCACGGTAAGATCGGGACCGTAGGCGACGTCTTGGACGGAGAGACAGGGGCTTTGCTCTCTGGTGGTTGGTACTACTACGTCCAGTGGGAAGACGTGTTTGGAAACCTCTCTCAGGCGTCTGCTCCCAGCAACCTTGTCTATGTCAACACAGTACAGGCAGACCCCTATACTGCTACAGAAGACGGCGACTCCGAGATGGCGCCGGCAGGGACTGTCTTGGACGATCTGACGAGACAGTTCATAGTTAGGGTTCCTGGCGATGGGCCAGATCACTGCGTTGCTGCCCTTATCTATAGAACCCCCGACGTGAAGCACGTGGGGGTTATTCCGCAGCTTCTTGTGAGGGTTCCAAATAACAGGCAGTTCTTTTATCCTGATAATATTCCCGACAGCGCGCTCGGACAGCAGATGGTCGATACTGCTGCTGTTCCCGTTTTTCGGGTCATGTGTACGCATCAGGGACGCTTAGTGATCGGGAACACGGTCTCCGATCCTGGTATCGTTATGAGATCTCAGGTCGGACTGCCCGGCACCTTTGCTAAGCAGGATTTTATCTACCCGGATTCTGGCGGTTCAGAGATTACGGGGCTGGCTTCTCACGCGGGTAAGTTGCTGGCGTTTACAGAGAGCAGCGTATATGAGATTCGGGACTTTAGCGTCCCTGTTCCACTGGCTCAAGGAATCGGGTGCGTAGCCCCTCGGTCTATCAAGGCGCTATCTAACGGGACCTTGATATGGCTGTCACGGGACGGTTTCTTTGGAATGTCTCCTTCTGGAGGTGTAAAGAGGCTGAGTGTTCCTATCGATAGAACTGTTCGTAACTTTATCAATAAGGGTCGGACCCGCGGGGCTGTAGCCTCTATAGACCCCACGTCGGGCGAGTACCGGTGCGCTGTGTGCCCTGCGGGGCAAAAGAATCAGACGCTAATACTTACCTACGACGGTTCTTCTTGGAAGAGGCAAGAGCTCGGCATCCACATCGCGGACTGGTGCCAGACGGACGACTATCGGCAGTACGTCATCGCTGTCGGAAGCGATACTACTCGGGTAATAACGGACTCAGAGAGTCCTTATAACGTGTTCGTTATGGGTCGAGAGACGGTCGCTTACACGCCCCCTGGTAGGGATATCATTTATCGATCTGGATGGCTGCGCGGCGACTCGGTGGGGCTTACCCCGATGCACATTAGGACGATGTATGTCGGCCTCCGAGACTCGTGGAATGGGGACTTTACCATCCGCTTCTACAGGAACGGCTCTTGGTCCGAAGTAGTCTCGATGGCGGATGTTCGAGCCGTGGGGACAGACGATTCGAGCGATGTAGTGACCGACATTGCTGGCTCGGCCATCATAGGTGTTGCTAAGACGCACGATCCTCGATTGTTCTTTCGTCAGATACCCGTCGGATTAGAGACCACCAGCACGTGGGCTTTTGAAATAAGCGCTTCGAGCCCAACCCGTATTGAGATTGCGTCTTTTGTCTTCGACATCACGATGGCAACTGCGGGTAACGCGCGGAGCAGGACCCCGTTTAGAGCGGACGTTTAGGAGATACGGTGCCTTATATTTTTCCTAAGAGGACGCTCAAGAAGCAGGACGTCTTAGATCCTGTCGAGATGAACGAAGACTTCTTGCCAGCTGCTGAAGTCTATGCAGGGAAGCTCAACGCTCACAACATCAGTAAGCACGCAGCGCTGACCATTGAGAGAGACGGGACCAGTAAGACCGCCTACTATAACTACCACTACGTCAAAGACTCAATAGCAACAGGCATAGGGAGCCCAGGCGGTTATCGCATGCCGGGCCCGACTGCCCCGGCGGATGCCACCAGGATTCCCAACGACTTTGAGTGGAGCACAGTCGACAGCGTTACTGCCACCACAGGGCTGTCTACGCTGTGGATTGTGGGTCATCTTCAGTACGTCTGGTTGGGTTTCTCCGCTCTTGGACAACACTCTTATAGCTATGGCGGCTATGTCGACGGCAATCCGACAGGCGTCACTACACGGTCTATGTTTGCTGCCAGCGCCGTAAACTCGGGAGACGTCGGCGGAGGTGTTCGTCCGTGCCGAGTGCAGTTCGCCATAAGAATAGACGGCTCTATTGTCAGAAGCACCGTGACGGGGTCTTTCGATCCGTTTGAGGTGTCTTCTTGGGCAATCAAGCCCACAACTACTCGAACTGCGAGCTCTAGAAAGCCGGGGTTCGCAGAAGACTGGCAGGAACAGCCGACAGGAATAGGCCCCGAGGTGTT